GTGAAGGGCATGCGTCACGCCGTCGCCGTCGAGCGCCGCTACTCCCACCAGGTGCGCGACGCCCAGCGGCAGACCCGCCGGTGCCCGTACTGCTTCGCCTGGTTCAACACCACGGCACTGCAGGACGCGCACGAGCAGGACTGCGACCAGCGGCCCGCCGAGTCCGCCGTCCCTGTGCTCCCGCCGGTCGATTGGTGCATCTCGTGAGCCACCAGTGCCGCCCGACGTGCGCGCCGTGCGTCCGTGAGGCCGCCCAGGTGCTCGGTGAGATCCGGGCCGAGCTGCTGCCGCGCCTGGACCGCACGATCCCAGTGACCTACATCATCCCGAAGGAGGGCTCCCGTGGATCTACTGCAGCCTGACGCTCCCGCCGTCGCCCCGGTCGAGTTCGACACGTCGGGTTGGCCGACGTGGGACGAGATCGCGGCCGACGAGCGCGCCCGTGCCGAGCGGGCAGAACTCGACGACGTCGAGGCCGAGCTGCGCGCCGTCCTGGCCGCCGTCGAGGAGGCTGCGGCCCCGGTCACCGGGACGCTGCCGGTGATCGTGCCGCTGACGAAGGCCGACGCGCACGACGGCGCGTCCGCGGCCGTGATCGCCCACGCCTGCGACCGGCTGCGCGAGATCGTGCGCAGCCGCCGCACGTCCGAGCTGCCCGACGTCGTCGCGATGCTCGAGGCGGTGATCTGACCGTGGACGCGAAAACCGGAACACCGAACCCCGATGCCGCGACGGACGACACCGCCAGCGTGACGGGCAACGCGCAAGGTGCGACGCCTGCGCCAGAAAGCGTGACAGCGACACCCGAGGACGCGACGCCGCGCGACGCGGTGCGACGCGCCGCCGCGCGGGTGGGTGCGACGCCTGAGGAGTTCGTCGAGATGCTGCGGGACGTCGCCGTGGCGATCGCCCGCGACGCGTCGCTGTGCGACTGGTGCGAGGACCCGATCCCGGAGGATCGGCTCCGAGCGGGCGGCCGGTACTGCAGCGAGAACCACCGCAAGGAGGCGTCGCGCCGTCGCACCGCGCGACGTCGCATGTTCGCCGAGCGCGCGGCGCGCGGCGAGACGAAGGGCTCGTGCGACGTCTGCGGTCGCGCGTGCCACATCGAGAACGCGCTGTGCGACGGGTGCATCGACGACCTCAACGCGGAGTCGCGCGACGGCGACTCGACCGGGAAGGAAGCGACCAGCTGATGCTGCACGCACCCACCCCGGCGGAGTACGAGCGCATGACCGACGTCGTTCGCCGCGCCGCGGTGAACCTGATCCGCGAGGAGGCCGAGGCGATCCAAGCCCGCCGGGCCAAGCTCGCCGCCGTCCGCGCGGATGCCGCCACGGTCACGGCGGCCACCACGGCGGGCGTACTCGCCCAGGCACGCGCGCTCGTCCCCGCGATCGTCGAATTCCACGGCGACACCCCTGACCTGCAGAGCGCGCGTCGTCGAGAGCTTGACGCCGACGCCCGCGCCTACACCGACTACCGCCGGAGCGACGCCGCATGACGAACCTGACCATGACCGACCTGTTCTGCGGCGCCGGCGGCTCCTCCACGGGCGCCGTTGCGGTGCCTGGCGTGACCGTGCGCCTGGCCGCGAACCACTGGGACCTCGCGATCGAGACCCACAACACCAACCACCCCACCGTCGACCACCTCCAGGCCGACATCAGCAACACCAACCCCCGGTACGTCCCAACCACCGACCTCCTGTGGGCGTCCCCGGAGTGCACCAACCACTCCCGCGCCAAGGGTCGCAAGCAGGCCCTGCAGCCGGACCTGTTCGGCGAGACGATCAGCGAGGACGCCGTCCGGCGCTCGCGCGCCACGATGTGGGACGTCATCCGCTTCACCGAGGCGCACCGGTACCGCGCGGTCATCGTGGAGAACGTCGTCGAGGTCGCGGACTGGGGCGACGACGGCACGGCGCGCGGCGGCCTGTTCGAGGCGTGGCTGCTGGCCATGCGGAACATGGGCTACGAGCACCGGATCATCTCGCTCAACAGCATGCACGCCCAGCGGATGGGCGTGCCCGCGCCGCAGTCTCGTGACCGGGTCTACATCGTGTTCTGGCGCCGCGGCGAGCGGGCGCCGGACTTCGAGCAGATGCTGCGCCCGCAGGCGTGGTGCAGCTCGTGCGAGTGCGTCGTCGAGGCCCGGCAGTGGTGGAAGAAGGGCGACGGGAAACGACCCGGCCGGTACCGCTCGCAGTACCTGTATCGGTGCCCGAACACCGCGTGCCGCAACCAGATCGTGGAGCCGGCGTGGCTTCCGGCGTCCTCGATCATCGACTGGTCGAACCCCGGGGTGCGCATCGGCGACCGCGACAAGCCGCTGAGCCCGAAGACGATGCGCCGGATCGAGGTGGGGATCGAGCGGTATTGGTCTCCGCTGACCGTGGAGATGGTTAACGGGTACGACGCGGCCGACCCCAAGCACCCGGGGTTCGGTGACCCGGGCTCGTACTACCGGGCGTGGCCGACATCGGACGTCGTGCGGACGATCCCGGCGACGGACGGCACGAAGGCCATCGCGACGCACCCGCTCCTGATCCCGGTCGAGGGCAGGGCAGCCGAGGATCGTGCGCGTTCCATGCTGTATCCGTCGCGCGCCATGACGACCCGGTCCGAGACGGGTATCGCGTACCCGCCGTTCATCGCGGAGCTCCGCGGCGGCGGGTCCACGGCCCGCCCGACGGCGGACGCTCTGGCCACGGTGACGGCGTCCGGCAACCACCACGCGCTCGTCGTGCCTGCGGGCGGGACGTGGAACGAGGACGCGCGTCCGACGTCGGCCGCGCTCCGCACCCTGCACACCCGCGAGGCGTACGGGTTGGTCGTGCCCTACTACGGGAACGGCCAGGCCGTGCCCGACGGCCGTGCGCTCCCGACAGTGACCACGGTCGAGCGCCACGCACTGATCCACCGGAACAACGGCGGCGGCGCCGAGATGACGACACCGGCCTCCGAGCCGGTGCGGACGATCACGACGGCCGGGCACCAGTCGGTGCTGCAGTCCGAGCGCCCGACGATCGACGTCAACGACGTCCGGTTCCGGATGCTCGAGCCCGGCGAGATCAAGCAGGCCATGGCCTTCCCGGGCGACTACGTCATGGTCGGCACCCGCCGCGAGCAGGTCAAGCTCGCCGGCAACGCCGTCACGCCGCCCGCCGCCCGGGACCTCGTCGCGACCGTCGTCGCCGCGATAACTGGCGAGGGCATGGCGGCGTGACCGGCCTCATCACCCCGGAGGAGCACGCCGCCGCGGTCGCCTCGCAGATGAAGGAGGCGGCGCTCCAGTCGCAGGTGCTCGCGCTCGCGTTCGACCTGCGGTGGCGTGCGTACCACACGTTCGACTCTCGGCGCTCGCAGCCGGGCTTCCCGGACCTGGTCCTGGTCAGCGTGCACTACGGCCGCGTCCTGTGGCGCGAGCTGAAGACGGAGCGGGGCCGACTGACCAACGCTCAGCGGTTCTGGCTTTCTGACCTCCAGGCGGCTGGTCAGGACGCGGGTGTGTGGCGCCCATCGGATCTGATCTCCGGCCGCGTGCTGGTCGACCTGACGACCAAGGAGGTGGCGTAGTGCCGATCCGACCCGAGAACCGCGCCCGCTACCCCGAGGACTGGCCGGAGATCTCTCGCCGCATCCGCGTCGACCGCGCCAAGGGCCGGTGCGAGTGCGACGGCCGGTGCGGACGCCCGGCCCACCACCTCGACCTCGACGGCCGGTGCATGAACATCAACGGCCGACCCGCCGTCGGCACCGGGACCCGCGTCGTTCTAACCGTCGCCCACCTCGACCACATGCCCGAGCACTGCGACGACGACAACCTCTCGGCCATGTGCCAGGGATGCCACCTGCACTACGACCGCGAGCACCACGCCGAGACGCGCGCCCGCGTCAACGCCGAGGCGCTCGCCGCCGCCGGGCAGGGCCTGCTCGATCTCGGGCGCCTCGCCGCCGAGGAGGTGGCGTAGTGCCCAAGCGCATCCAGCTGCGTCGCACGAAGGGGTGGCGCAAGCCCGAGGGCGCGATCGTCGTCGCCCGACCGTCGAGGTGGGGGAACGCGTACCGGGTCGTTCCCGTGCACGCGTCCGGGCCGTTCGACGTCGTGCGTGCCGACGGCGTGTTCTGCGCGCAGTCCACCGGACTCACCGACGCCCGCCGGCTTGCCGTCGCGAAGTTCCGCCACGCGGTGGACGAGCGCTGGTGGGGCTTCCCGACGCCGTCCGAGATCCGCGAGCACCTCGCGGGCCACGACCTGGGGTGCTGGTGCCCGCTCGACGAGCCGTGCCACGCGGACGTGCTGCTGGAGATCGCGAACGGACCTACGCGAGGGAGCAAGCCATGACCACCCAGACCTTCACCGACACGCTTGTAGTCGTGCACTGCGGCGCCGACGGCTGCGACGTCGTCTTCGGGATGACCGAGCGCTACTACAAGGCACGCCGTGAGGACCACCAGACCTGGTACTGCCCGAACGGCCACCCCCGCGTCTACAACGGGTACTCCGAGACGGAGAACCTGCGGCGCCGCCTCAAGTGGGCGCAGGAGTCCGAGCAGTTCTATCGCGACCAGGCGGCGCGTGAGCGTCGCTCCGCTGCGGCGCAGAAGGGCCACCGGACGCGCCTGTTGAACCTGATCACGCGCGGTATCTGCCCCGTGGCTGGCTGTCGCCAGACGTTCGAGAACGTGCCCGAGCACATGGCCGCCCAGCACCCGGACTTCCACGAGCACGAGGGCCGCGCATGACCATGGTCGCCGTTGCCGCGCCGCCGTACCCGCGCACTGAGCGGGGCATCCGTGCCCGCCGAGCGCACGTGGCGCGCCTGGCTGCCCGTGGCATGTCGGACAAGGAGATCGCCGCCGAGGTCGGCGTCTCGTGGCGCACGGTGCTGCGCGACCGCGTGGCCGACGGCGTGCCCTCGACGTGGCGGCCCGACCCAGTCGTGCAGCCACACGGCACGGACGCCCGGTACAGCGCCGGCTGCAGGTGCTCGGAGTGCCGAGCAGCGCACGCGGTCTGGCAGAGGGCGTTCAACCACGCCGTCGGCCGGACCCAGCGCTACTACCAGACGTGCCAGGACTGTGGCGCCCGCTGCGTGGTCGACGCTCTCGACGACCCGGTGGACTGCGCGTGCCAGCTGCAGCCCCAGCTGCGCGAGCTCGGCCCGACCGCAGGCGGCACCGGCACCTGCGTCGTGGACGACTGCGCTCGCGCCGTCTACTGCCGCGGCCTGTGCGGTAGCCACTACCGGCGACAGGTCTACGCCCGCGCGCAGGCCCGCCGCCGCGCCGCCGCCGGAGCGGCCTCGTGACCGCCCGTGCCACCGCCCCGGTCCGCTGCACCGACCACGGCCAGATGAACCCCTGCCTCGGCTGTGCCGCCGACCACCTCCTCGGCGAGCACGCCCATGGCGCCCGCGACACCACGTGCCGCAAGTGCCGCGCACCACACGCCCGCAACACGACCGGGATGACCGATGTCCCGGCGCTCGCGGCGAACGACACCGACCTGCTCGACCCCACGAAGGAGAACTGATCCATATGAGCATCATCGAGATCCAGACCCCCGACACGATCCCCCGGCTCGCCGTGGGTGACCGCTTCCGGTTCGTCCCGCAGAGCAACAACCGCTGGTGGACACTCCGCGCCCGCGACCAGCGGTGGCTCATCGCCACCTGCCCGGCGCCGTTCCTGCCGAAGGGCGAGCTCTGGTACTGCGTCGTCGACCTGTACCGGCCGTACAAGTACAACGGCGTCGGACCCGGCATGGTCCGCAGCAGCCTCAACGCCATGGGCGGCGGCTGGCCGTACGACGAGTTCGATGACGAGTCCTTCAACCAGGCTCTCGCGGATCTCAACGCCGAACGCTGGCGGCTCAGCAACCGCCGCCTGGTCATCGTCCACCGCTTCGAGCTGGAGACCACCCGATGAGCAAGCCCATCTCACAGCAGTACGCCGAGGCGCTACACGCCATCGCGCGCGCCGGCCACGACATCGCCGACGCGATCAGCGCACACCACGACGCGAGCATGCTGGCGCTCGTGCAGGAGGACCCTGCACCTCGCCCACTCCCTACCCAGCTCGAGCTGGCCGCCGCGCTCGCCCAGCAGTACGGCGACTACGACGGCCTCGACGCCGCCGGGCCGACCGTCCGTCAGAACTACCTGTCCGACGCGACCAGCATCCTGACCCTCCTGCGGGGTGAGACTCATCCCGCCCTCGAGCCGGAGCCCGAGTGGAAGCCCGACCAGGTTGCCGTTGCGACGGTACGGGGCGTGGAGGACGTGCGGGTGATGCGCACGAACGGCATCCGCGGAGGTGACCACATCTGGCTCACGGCAGCCCACATCGCTGGTTACCGCTGGCATCTCGACGACCACGTCACCGACGTTCGCCCGCTCGTCGTCGTGGACCCGGAGCGCGCCCGCGACCTCGTCCGGGACCACTTCAACGACGACCGCAGCCGCACGCTGCTCGACGCTCTGCTGGACGGTGAGACCCGGTGACCGCGTTCACAGTCCGCCGCGGCGACCTCACGGCGGCGCTCGCTGCCGTGCTGCCGCACGCCGGCACGGAGCACCCGTGGGGCACGATGCGGTTCGCGCCCGGGGAGCAGACGTTGCGCGTGTGGGCGACGGACGGCTACACCGCGGCACACGCCAAGGTCCGCCTGTTCGAGCACGACGACGCCGGCCGGGACGTGTTCGACCTGGCCGTGGCCGACGCGGCGAACGTGCTGCAGGTGTTCCGGGCGACGGGCGGCCGGGACGAGCGCGCGATGCGTGAGGCGGAGGAGATCCGGATTTCCGTGTCGCCGCTGTCCAAGCAGGTCACCGTCAGCGAGACGGGCGCCCTGGTCGAGGGCAGCGTGCTGCAGGTGCCGCTCGTGGAGCACACGGGCGAGGACCAATACCCGAACGTGCCGGCGTTCATGGCGACGTTCATCGCCGCGCCTGTGGTGCGCTCGGCCTGGCAGCTTGGGCCCGAGCGGATCACGTCGTTTCTGAAGGCAGCGAAGGCGTACGACGACTTCCTGCGCGTCAAGGCGTGCGGCACTGGGCTCGCAGTCGCGATCGGCTCGCAGTTCGTCGGGGTGATGTCGACGGCCCGCCTGGACGAGGAGACGATGCGCGAGCTGGAGGAGGAGGCGGTCCGCTGGGGTCACGACCTGGATTCGTGGGGGAGCCCGCGGCGGTCGCCGTACGTGAAGCCGGGCCCACCGAAGCCGGAGCCTGGGAGCGACCCGGACACCGAGCCGCCCGTCGACCTGCGCAATGCGACTGGGTTCGTCGACCTCGCTGCGGTGCTGGAGTCCGCGGAGGACGACGGGCTGCTGGCCGAGGCGTGCGAGCTCGTCGTGACCACGCAGTTCGCGTCGCCGTCGATGCTGCAGCGCAAGCTGCGGATCGGGTTCGCGAAGGCCGGCCACCTCATGGACCGGCTGGAGAAGGCGGGCATCGTCGGCCCGGCCGAGGGATCCAAGGCCCGCGAGGTGCTCGTCGTCGACATGGCCAAGGCCCACGAGCTGCTCAACCCTGAGGAGGATGACCGTGACTGAGCCGCCCACCGCGACCGCCATGCCCGCTCGCTGCGTGCGGTGCGAGCAGCCGTACGGCACCTGCCACCACACTGCACCCCCGTTCGTCGTCGGCGACACGATCCGCGCGGGAGCCATGTCGAGCGGGGCATGGGTCCGCGCCGGCGAGCTGCGGCCCAACTCTCGCGTGCGCGACGCCGAGGGCAACGTGTGGGTCAAGACCCGACGCCGCGACGGCGCGTGGGAGAGCTTGACCGACGGCGCGATCTGGTCGCTGGACATGATCTGCGACGAGCGGCAGGGCTACGGCGTGCTGACCGTCGAGCACGTCGCCGGGCGGCAGGTGTCCGCCAAGACCCTCGAGGCGAACCGGCGCGCGGGAGCGAACCTGCGCCGTGTCGCCGACGTGATGATCGCCGACCCGGCCGCGGTCGTGGCCGTCGGACCCGAGAGCGTGACTGTCTTCACTACGAAAGCCGCGTTCACCACGCCCGGCGACGAGGAGGCCGACCGTGGCTGACCAGACCACGTTCTGGAACGGACTGCCCACTCCCGCCCTGCGCGGTACAGCCGTCGTCGCCCCGGCGCCCGAGTTCCCGCGCTACTGGGCGGCAGGAATCGTCGGCCAGCGGATCCCCGTCGTGCTCGTCACGCTCGACGGCGTCGCCTACGGCGGCGGGACCACCTACCTCGACGATCGTGATGGCTCCGGCTGGCGCAAGGTCACCGAGGGCCACGGCGGTCCAGGCTGGCCGCACGCCGAGGTCGCTATCGTGTCCGGCTCGTTCGAGCGGGCTGAGACCGAGACCCCTGAGATCCCAGACGACCTGGAGTTCGTCGGCCGCCTGACCTACCAGGGCGACGTCCGCAACGCCGACCCGATGGTCTACGACTCGCCACGTCACGGCGTCATCGCGCCCATCGTGGCGACGTACGACTCGGTGGACGACACCACAGTGCTGGAGTTCATGAAGGTGGAGTTCCGGTGAGCCGCCCGGCACACATCGCGCCGCTGGACGCCGCGCTGAACGAGCAGCTGGCCGAGTTCGAGGAGGGAAACCGCACCCTCGCGCGCGTCCTGGACGAGAACATCGTCGAGCTGGATCGCCTGGAGGCCGAGCTGAAGGCGGTCCGCCAGCGGATCGACGATGCATCGTCGGCCCGCGTCTCGGCCTATCACGGCGCGAAGCACTGCGAGGAGGCGATCGTGAAGCTCGGCTACGTCGTGCTCGCCGCCCCTGGCTCAGGTCACGGCGTCGTCGGCAAGGGCCGCAGCCGCCTGGACGGTCTCACCTACAACCTGCAGGACGACTACCGCAAGGCACGGATCCGCGCGGGCCTCATCAAGAGCGAGGACGACTGGTGAGCGCCGCCGACGTCCCCGCCGCGACCGTCGAGAAGGCGTCGCGGGAGGTAACGCAGCACTGGAAGGCGCTCGCCGAGTCGCGCGTCGAGGCCACGCCGGAGGAGTTCGCGACGCGACTCACCCGCACGGCTCTCGCCGCCGTCTACGCCGACATCCAGGCGGCGGCGTTGCGGGACGCGGCCGACGCCTGGCAGCGAGGCGAATGGGCGAACGCGCCCCGACGCGCCGACCGCGTACAAGAGCGGATCGCTAACGGCCAGCACGTCGGCAACTGGCTCCGTGCCCGGGCCGACACCACCGAGACGGGGGTCTGAGTGGGACCCGTGCACATCCCCGAGCTCGCGATCACGTACGTGGTCGTCTGGGACGAGCTCGGCATCGTGAAGGTCGGCCGGGCGTGGAAGATGCACCGCCTGCGCCACCTCCACGCCACCGGCGGGCGCATCGTCGTCGCCCAGCGAGACACCCCCGCCGGCTGGGAGCGGTACGCCCTGCGCGCCCTCAAGGCCGCAGGGTTCGACCGCGCGTTCGCCGCCGCGGACGAGTCAGTGGCCGTCCTCGGCCCCGGCGCTCGCGGCTTCACCGAGTGCTTCCGCGTCACGCGGGAGACGTACGACGTAATGCTCAAGACGATATTTAGGGGGTTTGCGCGCTATGGCCGTGACCAACAGGCTGCGGAGCGTTCCTCCGTCGATGGCCAGCGACGAGGCGCTGATCGAGCTGGATCCGGAGATCCGGCTCACGGGGCTGCTGCTGAGGTTCTATGTGGACGACCACGGGCGCGGCTCGGCGAACCCGGAGCTGGTCCGGTCGCAGCTGTACCCGCTGACACCGCACCTCGACGGCGAGGTCGTCGAGTGGCACCTGGCCGTCCTCGAGGACGTTGGGTACGTCCGCCTGTACAAGGACGGCGCCCGGCTACTGCTGCAGGTCGTCGAGTGGCCGTCCCAGGACCGGGCACAGCCTTCACGCCTGCCCGCCCCGCCGGACGACCCGCCACCGTCCCCGGACGCCTCGCGAGGCCCTCGCGAGCCTCTCGCGACATCCTCGCGAGCCTCTCGCGAGGATGTCGCGGTAGTGGAGGAGAGAGAGGAGAGAGGAGAGGAGAGAGCGAGCGGAGAGAGCGGAGCGGGAGAGGAGAGCGAGGCAGCGAGAGCCCGCGCCCTGCTGGTGGGGAAGCCCGAACCGTCGCCGTTCTGCAAGAAGCACCCCACGGGAACGGACGGGAAGTGCATGCCCTGCGGTCGGGCTCGCCTGGCGCATGGACAGTGGGTCAAGGCCCAGATGGAAGCAGAGCTCGACGAGATGGGGGCAGCGTGATGTCTGAACAGTGCGTTCACGAATGGGTGTGGCTCAGGGATCAGGACACCGGCGAAGGCCCCGCGCCGTACGGATGCGCCCGCTGCCCGGCAACGACCCACGGCTGCAGCGAGTGCGGCCGCGCGATGGGGACGTCACTGCTGGTGTGCGAGCGCTGCCTCGAGCGTGCTCGCCGCGTGGTGGGCGACGTCGCGCAGTGGATGACGGAGCACACCTACGGCGTCAACCTGGTGACGCTGCGTGCGGTGCGGTACGACCGTGACCGGCCTGGTGCGACTGACGACGCCCGGCTGCCGTTCGGGCTGGACGCCGTCGTGACCGACCCGGACGACCGCCGGATCAGCGCGGCGAAGCACCCGGACGACGCGGTGCGGCGGCTCCGGGACTGGGCTGCGTGGTGGGCTGGCGTCCGCAGCGAGGTCGTCGGCTACGACGAGCTCGGGTACCTGCTCGACCACACCCTGTGGGCGATCCAGAACCCGGAGGCATCGGCGTGGCATGCCTACATCGACGACGCCCGGCAGGTCCGCTCCACGGTGCGCCGGCTGCTCGGGATCGCACCGGTGGCGGAGCCGGTGCCGTGCGTGCACTGCGGCGGCCGGATCGTGCGGGACTGGACGGACGACGGGCTCGACGACCTGCGGCGCTGCACCGGGTGCGGGATGGAGTGGCCGAACGAGGCGCGCCTGCTGCACACGAACATGCAGGTGCTCCACGCGCTGCCGACGACCGACCCGGACACGCTCGCGACCAGAGAGCAGATCCGGCGTATCTACCCGCTGCTGCACCCGGCCACGCTGCGGAAGTGGATCCAGCGCGGCCACGTCACGGCCGCGGGCACCGACGTCCGAGGGCAGGAGCAGTACCGGCTCGGCGATGTCGCGGAGCGCCTGAACCCGGACGAGACCAAGGGAGGATCGGTCGCATGAAGCTGACCGAGAACAGCAGCGATGCCGACTTCGCCGCCGTGCTGGTCGGCCGCACGGTCACGAAGGCGAGCGAGAGGCGGCTGGAGCTCGACGACGGGACGATCCTCGACGTCGTCCCCAACTGGGGCTGCGGAGGCTGCCCTTCGGGCGGGTACGAGATCACGGCCCTGAACGGGTGCGACAACGTCATCACGTCGGTCCGGCTCGCAGACGACGCGTACCCGAGCCAGACGTACGGCGGCCCAGACGATGCCCACACCTACACGCTGTTCGTGTTCGCGGACGCCCAGCAGGTCACGCTGCTCGAGGTCGACGGCGACGACGGCAACGGGTACTACGGAACCGGCTTCACCGTGACGGTGAGCGCTCCTGCCGAGGGGCGAGACACCGTGAGCACCGACACGCCGCTGCCCACGCATCGTGTGCATGCGGATGGAGAATCCGGTACTGTCACGCCTGGTGGTTCTTAGCGACCCCAGAACCGGATTCGACGAAGGGCCCGACCATGATGGTCGGGCCCTTCGTCGTGCCCACCGCGGTGTGGAGGAGCTCGGTCACCTCGCTGGCCTCATACGTCAGAGATCGCCCGTTCGAATCGGGCCACCGCTACGACCGTCGCACTGCCCACATGATGAGCAGTGCGACCAGCATCACGGCCCCGACGATGAGCGCGAGCACGCCGATGAGTGCCTGCCAGATGGTGCCGCTGCCGTCGTACGTACCGAACATGAACAGCCCGAGCAGCACCAGCACGGCGCCGATCACGATGGGCAGGGGCCGGACGCGCCGGCGCGGCGTGGTCTCAGTCATGCTGTTGAGCATAGGCACGGGGCGTGACATCCGCCGAGGATGAACCTCCGGAGGTGCGATGCCCTGCCTCGACTGTGGCCGGCCCGGAGTGCGACGGCTGTGCACGATGTGCGTAGCAACTCGTGATCGCGGCCGAGGCTACGCAGCCGAGCGTGGGTACGGCGCTGACCACCGTGCTCGCCGCGCCGAGATCCAGGACGAGATCGACGCCGGCGAGGTCGTCTACTGCGTGACCTGCCCGACGCCGACGCAGCTGGTCGGTCGGCGCTGGGACCTCGGCCACGACAAGCAGGACCGCAGCGTCTACCTCGGTCCGCAGTGCTGGCCGTGCAACCGCGGGCAACGCGCTCCGGCCGCCTGACCAGGTCGAACACCCGCGGGGGGTGGTCAAAAGTCGGGGGAGGGGCCTCTCTCGCCTCCCGCGCCCCCACGAACGCGCACACGCTCAGGTTGGATCCGTTTTTTAGGTCGGTTCGTATTTGTTGGTGGTGGCTGACGCGCTGAAACGGGGGTGTGGACGCCATGCCCGGACCCCCGAAGACGCCGCTCGAGGAGCGTCGCCGCAAGGGACGCTCGGCCGGCCGGGACTCCGGAGGGCGCAAGCTCCCCGACGAGTCGAACGTCGTCGCCCTCCACGGGATCGACGGAGACAGGATCCCCGCCCTGCCAGCGTCGCTCGTCGAGGACGGACCGGGTGCCGCCCGCTGGGGCCGCATCTGGCGCGAGGCCCGGTGGCTCGCGCCGGCCACGGACATCGACGTCGTGACCCGGCTGTGCGAGGCGGAGGACCTGTACGCGGGCATCGCCAAGGCGCTCGCGGACAAGGGGTTCTACGTCACCGGCTCCCAGGGGCAGGAGCGACCCAACCCGCTGCTCGCGCAGCTCCGCGCGACGGCGACCCAGATGCTCCAGCTGGAGCGCGAGATCGGGCTGACGCCGTCGGCCCGCGGGTCGCTCGGCGTCGGCGAGGTGAAGACCGAGGGCGAGATCAACCCGCTGACCGCGATCCTGCAGCAGGCGGCGCAACGCGGTCAGGGGCGCCGGTCGGCCAATGGGAAGTAACCCGTGGGCAACCGCGCGACCGCGGTGGCTGACGGCAGTCTCGCCGGCCGAGATGCGGCGCGGCGACGGCGACTTGTACGCGGACATCATCGACACGACGTGCCGGATCACGAAGGACTCCATCGCCGGGCCGACCGGCCAGCTCCTGCGGATGCGGCCCTGGCAGCGCCAGCTCATGCGCCGGATCTTCGCCCGCCGCGCCGACGGGTACCTCAAGCACCGCACGGCCCTGGTCGGGATCCCGCGCAAGAACGGCAAGTCCGAGATCGGGGCAGGGCTCGCGGTGGGGAACCTGCTCCTGGGCCCCCAGGGCGGCGAGATCTACTCGTGCGCCGGCGACAAGGACCAGGCGTCGATCATCTTCAAGACCGCGAAGCGCATGGTCGAGACGGACCCTCACCTGTCCAGCGTCATCAAGGTCTACTCGAAGGTGCTCGAGGTGCCCGCCACGGGAACGGTCTACAAGGCGGTGTCCGCCGAGGCCTACACCAAGGAAGGGCTGAACCCGTCCCTGGTGCTATTCGACGAGCTCCACGTGCAGCCCAACCGCGAGCTGTGGAACGTCATGCGGCTCGCGCAGGGCGCGCGGCCGGAGCCGCTCATGCTCGCGATCACCACCGCCGGGGTCCGCACCGACCGCACCGGGACCGACTCGATCTGCTACGCGCTGTACAAGCACGGCGTCGAGGTCGCCAAGGGCAAGGTCGACGACCCCACGTTCTTCATGGCGTGGTGGGAGCCGGTCGCCGGGGTCGAGGCTCCGCACGACGACCCGCGCACCTGGCGTGAGTCCAACCCCGCCTACGACGACCTCGTGGCGTCCGCCGACTTCGCCTCGGTCGTGGGCATCACGGAGCAGAACGAGTTCCGGATCAAGCGCACCAACCAGTGGGTCGCCTCCGGCAAGGTCTGGCTTCCGCACGGTGCGTGGGACGCCTGCGAGGCCGCGGACCGCTACCCCGGCGGGCCGCCCGACCGCGCGGACGTCGTCATCGGACTGGACGGTTCGAAGACCGGCGACACGACCGCACTCATCGGCGTGACCGTGGAGCCCACGCCGCACGTCTTCGTGCTGGGCATCTGGGAGAAGGACCCCTTCGACCCGAACTGGCGCGTGCCGCGCGCCGCGGTGAAGAACGCTCTGCGCGAGGCCGCCCGCCGGTGGAACGTCCTGGAGATGCCCTGGGACGACTACCTGTGGCAGGACGCGTTCACCGAGTTGCAGGAGGAGGGCCTTCCCGTCGAGGCCTATCCCCAGAGCCCGGAGCGCATGGGCAAGGCCACGCAGGGCTTCTACGAGCACGTCACGCTGCGCGGCCTGACCCACGACGGTGACTCGGTCCTGACCCGGCACGTCGCCGACGCCGTGCCCAAGCCGACGTCGCAGGGCTTCGCCCGCATCGTCAAAGAGACCCCCGACTCGCCCCGTCGGATCGACGGCGCGGTCACCACGGTCTTCACGCTCGACCGCGCCCTGTGGTGGCTGAACAACCCGCCCGACGACGGCCCGAACATCTGGTGAAAGGAGGCGCGGACCCATGCAGTACACCGTGCTGTTCCTCGTAGGCCTGACCCTGGTCGCGGCCGCCGTCGGCGTCCTGGCCGGCCCCTGGTGGGGCATCCTGCTCGCAGGGATCTTCCTGACCGTCCTCGGCATCCTCGGCGAGGCCTTCGAGCTCGCTCCCGCCCGGCGGCCCGACACGAAGGCCCGGACGCAGTGAGGGCTCTGCAGGCGCTCGCGGGCATGGTGGCCCGCTCGATCGAGAACCCCCTGAACCCGGTGAGCTGGAGCAGCGCGACGGCGTCCAGCTCCGACCTGTGGGGCAGGGAGAACTACTCGGGCGACCCGATGCGGATTGGGTCCGCGCTGCGGTGCGTGGAGATCCTGTCCTCCGGCGTCGCGGGCTGCCCGATCAGGGTGACCAAGCGCGACGGCGACCACTCCGAGGTGCACATCCCAGCCCTGGAGCAGCTGACGGACGGCGGTGTCAGCACCCCGTTCGAGACGTGGGAGACGGCCGTGGCGCACGCCGCGACCCGCGGCAACGCGTTCATCCGCAAGGTCCGCACCCGCGACGGGCGCCTGACGAGCGTGGTGCCGATCCACCCGGACCGCGTCACGGTCAAGGTCGAAGACGGCAACGTGGTCGGCCTGCCGTGGGTCAAGCGGTTCATCATCGACGGCAACCCGGAGAAGTCGCTCACGACCCGGGAGATCATGCACGTGCCCGGCCTGTCGATGGACGGCGTGCTCGGCATCTCGCGGATCGAGAACCTGCGCCGCACCTTCGAGGGCGCGGCGGCCGCCGAGGATGTGGCCGCCCGGATGTTCGAGGACGGCCTCATGGCGTCGGGCTTCCTGCACACCGACGCCGCGCTGAACGAGGAGAAGTCCCAGATCCTGCGCGCCCGGTGGCGCGCCAAGACCGGTCTGTCGAACGCCGGCGACATCATGATCCTGGACAACGGCGCGAAGTACGAGCAGCTGACGATGTCGCCGGCCGACGCCCAGTTCCTGGAGCAGCGCAAGTTCTCCACTACGGATATCGCGCGGATCTTCGGCCTGCCCGGCTGGATCATCAACGACCAGGAGAAGTCCACGAGCTGGGGCTCGGGCATGGAGCAGCAGTTCATCAGCTTCGTGGTCCTTGCCCTGAAGCCGTACTTCCACCGGTTCGAGCAGCGCATCACGCGCGAGATCTGCGACCCGAAGACCGAGAAGGCGGAGTTCGCGATCGAGGGCCTGCTGCGCGGCGACTCCAAGTCCCGCGCCGCCTTCTACGCCTCAGGCATCCAGCACGGCTGGATGGTTCCGAACGAGCCTCGCGAGCTGGAGGACATGCCTCCTGTCGAGTGGGGCAACGAGCCGTACCGCCCGTACAACGAGTCCGCCGGCGCCCAGGCCTCGGACGACAGCACGAACACCGGAGGAGAAGATGACGACGACGCTGACGCGTGACACCGTCCGCGCGGCGGGCACATCCCGGGTGCTCGAGCACCGCACCCGCTCGCTCGCCGGCGCGACCGGCATGCTCGTGCGCGCCGACGGGGACGAGGCCCGCCGGTTCTCCGGGCACGCAGCCGTGTTCAACTCGCGCACCACGATCGGCGACCCGTTCCGCTGGGGCTGGTACGAGGAGATCGCCTCGACCGCGTTCGACAAGACCCTGACCGAGGGCGACGCCCGGTTCCTCATCGACCACAACAGCTCGCTGCTGATCGCCCGCGTCTCAGCTGGCGACCTGCGCCTCGCGACCGACAGTGTCGGCCTGGCGGTCGACGCCGACCTGGACGACGAGCTGTCCTACGTGCGCGACTTCGTCCGCAACCTCGACAAGCGCCGGATCACCGGCATGTCGTTCGGGTTCTACGTCGTCCGGGACACGTGGAAGACCGAGACCATCGAGGTCGAGGTCAAGGGCGAGACCGTCGAGATCGAGGTCGACGTCCGCGTGATCGAAGAGGTCCGCCTCCTGGAGGTCTCCGGGGTCACGTTCCCTGCCTACGAGGACACCGACGCCGGTCTGCGCGCCACGGAGGCCGCGGAGATCCGCGCCGCCCGCGGTGTGCCCGCCCGCACCCAGACTTCCCCGGCATCGGCCGGGGACCGGCCCGACGAGCAGGACGCCACCCGGGGCAACGCCCCCGCGCCGGCCCCTGCCGCCGAGGCTGAGCAGAACCCCGCGCCGGCAGACGCCACCCGGGGTTTCGACTGGCAGCACTCGGACGACCGAGCTGCCGCCCTGAAGGTCCGCTTCCGGCTCTGACCGGCAGCGCCGAAACCCCTCACCCCCAGGACCCGCCACCGCGCGGGCCATCGTCATGCCGGGAGGCAACCATGACCAGCGCACGTCTGCGCACCCTGCTCGAGGAGCGCGCCACCGCGTGGGCCGCCGTGCAGGACATCCAGGCCCGCCGTGAGCGCGCCGGGTACGAGTCGACCGAGGAGGACGGCGAGACCTACACGCGCTCGCTGGCCGACGTCGAGCGGCTCTCCAACGAGATCGAGACCGAGGAGCGCGCCGCGCGCATGGACGCGGTGATGAACGCCCCGGCCCCCGGCCAGGGTGACACCAACCCCACCACCGAGGACCGCACCGACGCTGACGCGCGGTACGGCACCGCGTTTTCCTCGTTCCTGCGCGGCGGCATGGAGGCCGTCACTCCCGAGGACCGCGGGCTGCTGCAGTCCCGGTTCGAGGCTCGTGCCGGTGCAGCTGGCACGCCGTCGGCCGGTGGCTACACCGTCCCGCCCGGGTTCCTGGCCCGCATGGTCGAGACCCTCAAGGCCTACGGCGGTGTCCTGGGCCTGGCCGAGGTCCTGAACACCACGACCGGCAACGACCTGCAGTGGCCGTCCAACAACGACACCGGCAACGTCGGCGCCATCGTCGGAGAGAACACGCAGGTCACCGAGCAGGACTTCACGTTCGGGAACATCGAGCTCGGCGCCTTCATGTACACCTCGAAGATCGTGCGCCTGTCCCTGCAGCTCATGCAGGACTCCGCGTTCGACCTCGACGCGTTCGTGGCCCGCAAGTTCGGTGAGCGCATCGGCCGCGCCGCGGCCGCGCACTTCGCCGCGGGCGCCGGCACCACCCAGCCCGTCGGCATCAACACCGGCACGAACATCCAGGTCACGGGTGCCGCCACCACGGCGATCACCTACGACAACCTCGTCGACATCGAGCACAAGATCGACCCGGCCTACCGCGGCCGGGCCCAGTACCTCGTGCACGACGACGTCGTCAAGGTGGTCCGCAAGCTCAAGGACTCCCAGAACCGGCCCCTGTGGGTGCCGGCCATGGCTGGCGGCGTGCCGTCGACCATCAACGGGCAGCCCTACACGGTCGACAACTCGCTCCCGGCGCTCGCGGCGGGCAGCAAGTCGGCCATCTACGGCGACATCCGGGCGGCCTACGTCGCTCGCGTCGTGGCCGGGGCGCAGACGCTGCGCCTGACCGAGCGGTACGCCGACTTCCTGCAGGTCGGGTTCCTCGGCTTCCAGCGCCTGGACGGCAACATCCAGGACAACTCCGCCATCGCGGTCCTGCACCAGGCCGTCTGATCCAGCTCACAGGGCGGCAGGCGTGCCCCTGCCGCCCTGTGGTTGTCCACCGCACCATCTGAGCCCTGGGAGGGGTTATGACCGAGAGCAAGACGAAGCCTGCCGCCGAGACGCCGGAGAGCGCGAAGGAGCCGGCCACCACACCGGAGGCCTCCGCCGCGGCGATCCAGACGCCGGAGAACGCCCGCGACGTCGTCGCGGCCGTGTCGCGTCGCGCCGACGGCACGCCGGACCAGACGCCCGGCT